TAAATTTGAATCATTTAAATCATTAAACTTAGCAGTCATAGGCTTAGAAATATAATCGCCTGACTCTTCTTTTGTTCTTAATGCTAATGAATTATTTAATATATTATAAGAATTTACGGTTGTAGATTTATCTGCAATCTCTTTATCTTTTACTCTTAATAGATAAACAAAATTATCTGATGCAGTTAAATCAGATCTCTTTGTAAGAGTTAATGTAATACGATATCTATCTGCACCTGGAGCAGCTAAGTTTGGAGATGAACCTTGATTGTCATATAATGCATTAGTATCATCTACAGTTACAACATCTTGTGTAACTTTATAACCAATATCTTCTTCAGCTGTTAATGAATATTTAGAAGGATAAATTGTTTGTTTTTCTACAAAGATGAAATGTCCTCTAGCATAGATGACACCTTCACCAACTGCTAATCTTAGACCTTGACCAGCCGCACCTGTAGCAGCCGTAATCATATCATAGCCAGAGCCTAAAGTAGAATTTTGTAATGTTTGAGTGTTACCAACTCTAATCGCTGAAGCACCAGATGTACCAGCAGAAGTTGATTCATATTGTACAATTAATGTATCAGGATCTGAATTTTCAGCCGCAATAATTCCAAGAACTTTAACTTGTAATTGAGCAGCAGGAGCAGCAACAGTAAATGTTTTACCAATAATACTTGCACTATCACTAGGTAATTCACCGGATGCTAATTTGATATATTCAAAAACATCAAGAGAAACACCAGCTGGTTTTACAATAGCACCTTCTTTAAATACATTACTACCGAATCTTTCGATTTCTTTTTGAATAATAGTTTGCATCTGTGTAAGTTCTCTTGCTTGAAGAGCCTTACCACTATTAAATAAGATTCTATGATAGTTATCGCTATCTCTAAAATCGTCTTTATATGTAGATGAGAAAGTAGTTGTTGTTAATGTATTCGCCATTATCTTATACCGTAATTACAATTTTAATATCTTCTTGTTGTGATGCTGATCTAATTACACGTGATCTATTTTCAATATAAAGTAAATCACCACTGTAAATATCTATTGTAGAATATTTATCTCCGCTATCAACAGTACCTGAACCAGAAGCACTACCACTTAATGATTCACCATCTGTAAATACACCGGCAACATTGTTACTATTTTGATGGAACCAGATCTTATTACCATTAGCACTATCTAGTTCATCAATATAAGCAGTTACACCTGAAGTACCACCTGTGATAACTTCATCAACCGCAAAACCAGAAGCAGTAATAGTTCCGGTAAGTGTTAAATATCTATTTGTATTTGCTGAAGTACCTTTGAATAATGGGCCAGGAGCTGCTGAATCTGTAAGTTCAAGATTCTTTAAGAATGAAATTTGTCTAAAGTCATTATCAACATTAAATGTATTACCTTCAGTACCATCTGGACGAATGTTAAACATTAATGAAGATGATTTAAGATCATTAATAGAACTCTTTCCAATACCATCTCTTGGACCAATAATAGGTCTTAATGAACCTGTACCAGATATTGTTGCAGAAGCAAAATCATATCCACTACCTAATGAAGCAGAATCATCGTCCATTTCAACTTTAACAATTGTTCCACCAGAAATTGTAGCTGTTGCAGAAGCACCACTACCATTACCTTTAAATGTAATTGCAGGAGCCGAAGTATAACCTGTACCTCCATCAACAATTTCAACACCAATAATTTGACCTGGAGTAGAACCATTTTGAACGTTTAATTGTTGTAATTCAAATGTATTAGCACTAGAAGAGTCAATTGTAATATCTTGTACTGGCATATAAGTTGCAGATAAGAAGTCTGCTGCCTTACCAGCTGAAATAGCATAACATAATTTCCAAACGTATCCATCAGATGTTTCGAACGATGAAGTTTCAGATACACCAGCATCTGAATAACTTGGTTTTACAATTGAAGTATTTGCTGCACCTGTTGCAGATTTACCTTGTTTTAAACAAATATAAACTTCGTTATCCTCGGTCAATACGTAATATGAATTTGTTGGATAACCAGTTTGATTATCTGACCATGAAGAATAAATTGCACCCGATGACCAATTGTATCTTGGAACAACAAATGATTGTGCAGTTATTTTTTTAATTGAAGATAAATTATTTCTTAATTCTCTTTCTTCTTCAAGTGTTCTAACAGGATTGACAACTGTATCTGTTGCGTTATAGTCATCTGATTTACCAATACCAATGAAAAATTCATTGCTGTCTGTTGAACTACTTATTTCATTAAAGACAAGAGTTTGATAATATTTTTTTAATGGGTCTGTTACAATTGCTGACATATTACACTACCGTTGTTACGCTTTGATTTCCTACTAAGTACCAATTCGATCCATCCCATACACATTGTGCACCTTCATATTGTGCTAATGCAAAACTTGTTCCATTTGCAAAATTTGTTGGCGTGACCGTTGTAGTACCTAAACCTTTGTTTGTAAAAATTTTATATTCACCAGTTGTTGTACCATCTGCAAGAGAAACAGCAAGAGCTGAAGCTTTATTACAAATAATATAAGTTGCATTTGCAGAGGCTGCACCATCCGCAGATATTTCAACTGATTCAAATGCTGCTTTACTTATTTCAACTGAACCGGTACCCTTTGCATTTAAATTCAAATTAATGTTTGTACCTGAACCTGTTGCATTTACTTGTGGATTATTGCCACTCGCTGCATTTACAACTGTGATTTCATTAACTGCACTACTTGTTGCACTTAACTTAATTAATTCGTTTCCATTAACATCATTAATACTAGTTGTAATTTTTGGTGTAACAATGCTTGGTGATGTTAATGATTTATTTGTGAGAGTTTGAGTAGCAGTATTTAATGTGATAACACCATCAGCATTTGGTAATTGAATACTACGATCAGCTGTAGGATTTACCGCATGCAATCTTGTTTCATAGTCATCAGCTAAAGGTCCTTCAAATACAATTGAACTATCTTCCATAAAGATTTTAGAAGACAAAGCGGCGCTATCACCACTTAGATGCTCATAAATTTCAGCAAAGTTAGCATTAATTTTAATGCCAGCAGACCTTAGCGTATCGCCAGTTCCGTCATTTGCTGTTGTACCTATTGAAATATTTTGTCTGCTCATATTTAAATTTTACTCTCAGTTTATCTTATTTATATCGAAGAATCAAGGATATTTGAACTATATCGCGTAAACATATCATTATCCATTGTCTCAGTAGTCATAGACATTCTTGGACTAACTGTTTCTGAATCATCGAATGTGAATGAATTTGGTGTAAACAACTCAACCACATTAGCATAGTATCCATCTAATCTCTGAGCTGTGATACTTGAATCGCCAGTGTATTCAGAAACAAGTTCATCAAGAGATGCTCTAAATGTTGTACCATCAGAAGAATCAACTAATCCAGTTAATTGTATAGTTGGTGAAGCGGTACCTAACGATGCATCACTAACTAGTCTGAGACCTGAAATATCATTCTGTCTAATTTCATCAGAATCTACACCAGTATAACCAGCTAGATCTAATGCTGCTTCACTTTCAGCAAGTACTTGACCTGCAAAATGGAAACCAGCAGGATGTACAAACCTCTTGTATAATGATTCATAGTCTTGTACAGAAAGACCGATCTTAACCAATATAGAAAAAGTTTGATATATTCCATTATCTATAATAAATCTTTGTGAGTCATATCCGATCTGTGATTCACTAACAATAAAGATATTATCTTTTGGATATTCAATAGTTACTTGTTCACCAAAGAATCCTCTAAAGAAACCTTCAACAGAAACCAATGAACCTTTAACTCTATAAAATTCAGAGAGAAGTTTAACCATGAGACGTGGTTTTTGAAAAAAGGCAGATGTCTGTAAACCATTACCAATTTCTTTAATAATCTCATCTAAATATTTTTCTTGTACAGCCTGACTATCTCTTACATGATGAAGATCACGTATTGCAGTACCAAATGATTGATCGCCACTACTATCATCTAAAAAGTCATAATACTTTTCAAGTAGTGTAATTAATTGTGCATTATCTTCAGTAAACCAATCAGGAAGAGTTTCACTTACTGCTGGTTTACCAACCGTAAGAGCTCTTCGATTTTTGGTTTCAGAAATATGAATAGCCATAATTTATTAGGTGCCAATCGATGTTGGAGTATTTTGGAAATCTAATTGAGCAATTGATGTCGAAATATCAGTATCAATACTTAAGATATAATTTCTTAATGGTTTAATTGTTGATTGATTCGCAGGAATTGCAGATACTTTAATAGCTGTTCCACTATAAGAAGAAACTTCAATACCAGTTAACGTAATCACACCATCAGTTGGTGAATATGAACCAATATTATCTTTCACAACAACTCCTAAAGAGTCGACCGTTTCTAATTTAGTTGAATCTAATACGTTTCTAATAGTAACAAGATTATTATTCTCATCTCTAAATGCTGATGAAGTAATAATACGATCTGTTCCATTTGGTTGAGATAATACTACCGGAAAATCTAATGTTGTACTAATTTGAGTATTTAATGAAGGTGTCCATCTTTGTTGTATCTTAATATCCATTTTAGAGTTAAGAATCGCCGGACTAAGATCATCAATCTCAGCTAATAGACTTGATCTTCTGAATACTGCATCAAACGTTGAAAGATTTGTTGTGAAGTAAGTATTAATAGCTGATTGTACATTATTTTGTACAGTTTGTGTAGTATCACCAGTTAAATTTGGATCTAAATTAAATCTAGTTGTGATTTCTAAGAATGTATTTACAGGATCAGTAAATTTAGTATCAATTGACATAATACCAAGGTTATCAGAAAGTTGAGACACGATACTATTCTTAACTGTAGTCTTAATTGAATCAGCAATGCCTGTTTTAAAATTAAGTGATACAAATACAACACCATATTCAGGCGGAACATTATCATTACCACCCCAAGCAACTACATCTGAAACTGTAGATGAATAGTTTTCTAAAATTAATGCTTTGTAATCTTCGGCAGTAACCATTCTTTGTTGAGTAGCAAATGCAATTGGAGCATTTGCTTTAATCGATGCTATTGATTCTTTCTCATCACCGCCAGCAGAATTTGCAACAGTTGTTACCGTAATATTATAATCAGTACCACCAACATTTACCTGATCAGAAGCTACAAATGAACTTGCACCATTTGCAGAAGCACCTTTAGTTGATAGATAAGTTGCAATAACTTTATTACCGGCCGAAGGAGCTTTACCTAATACATTACCTTCAGAGAATGTTAATTCAAAATAACCGTTTGGAACTTCTCTAATAATATAAACTGTAGAATTTTCATCAATACGAACCGTATCATTAATATTAACGTATTCAGTATAAGACGACGATGAAATACTATCGTATACTTTAACATCTAAAGTTGAAGTATCAATTGTTGCATCTGGAATTACATAAATCTGTTCATCATTTACGTCACCAATAAGGAATGTTTTTGTTTTAATTACACCTTCAGTAATTGTAATATTAGCCGTACCATCAGCACCTAAAAATGTGAAATTACCAGATCCATCGTTTGTTGCTGTTATTGCTGCAGTTGTCTGAAATGAATATGTTACATCATCAACACTTGTAGTAAATGTTGTATATGCTGGTAATGTCACTGTATTAGTTGTAGTATTTCCAGTACCGGTAATTGATAAGTTTACGGTAGCAAATGAACCTGTACGAGATCTGACATTATATCCTAATGTTTCAGCATGAGCAAGAACAGAAGATCTTAATTGAGCAGATGTTAGGAATGATTCATTCAAACCTACGTTAGCAATTAATCCATTAAGATGAGTATTATATGCTAATACATCTAAAATATTTGAAAGACCAGCAGCTTCAAAATCATAATCTGAAAACTCTGATTGTTGCTCGAAATGTGATTTTAGACTTTGTTTAATTGTATCAAAATCTAAATCTGATGATTTTATTAATGCCATTATCTCAACCTCGTGAGTGTTATATTCTGTGTTACTTCTTCTAACGTACTAATAACCTGAAATTTTATTTCACATTGAATAATATTATTATCAGGTTGTAAAGTTACTTTTACTCTTCTTAATAAAGCTCTTGGTTCATATCCGACAATAGCTGAAGCAATTCTATCTTCAATATCTTCTTCATCTAAGTCTTCGCTTAATTCAAATAAAAACCTATTTAAGTCTCCACCATAATAAGGTTGAAATGGTTTCTCATTATGATTTGTAAGTAATAAATTTTTAATTCCTTGTTTAACAGATTCAGCATCTGTCTTTTTATATACATCACCAGAAGGTTTATTTGCAAATGTTAAATCAATATCTACATACGATTTTGTTCTAGACGTAGTAATGGGTTTAACTGATAAGTTGCCATCTTCTTGTGAAAAAATTCTTGCCATACTTCTATTTATACGTTAATCACCAATGAATACGGTCTTTGATCCGCTTTCGATTTTATTCGATCCATCTGAACCTGAGATACCTGGTGGATCATCACCAGTATCTGCTGTATCACCAATACGTGCAGCTCCTTGTGTTCCATTATTTAAATTAATTGTTTTACCTTCAATTGTTACATCACCATCAGCAATAATATTTAAATTACCTGTAACATGAATCTTATCATTACCAATTACAGATCTAAATCCATTCTTTAATTGTGTTACTACATCACCATTTGGGTGAAACTCTACAAATGTACCAGATGTATGATAGATCTTAATTCTCTCATGATCAGGTGTATCATCAACTTCAATTACGTGGCCACTCCTAGTTTGATGCACGGCATTGAATGGATATTCTGCTTGATATGGATCAGCTGGTTCATCAATTTTGTTGTCTGGATTCGGTGGGATTGTGTTTGTACCTCTAGCTTGGAGAGAAGTTGTTCTACCTCCTTCAGCAGTTGATTCAAATCTTGGCAAGGAACCGAATACCATTGGTAATTGAGAGTTAGTTCCGTCAAGGAATAATCCAAAAACCCTTGCATTTGGCTGAATGCCAAGATTATTTCCCAATCCACTAACTCCTCCTTCTGTTATTGGTACAACACATTGCGCCCATGGTAATGCATCATCTGGAATATCGATTTTATTATCGGAATGAATACCAGATATTCTAACTTTGATTCTGCCTAATTGTGCAGGATCATTAATATCAACAACGGTTCCAATAAACCATCGTGTTTCATCACCATAAAAATCTAAATATCTTTCTGGAATCATCTCTTCAAATTACCTATTTTAACTAAACCTAAAACGGCATCATATTTTTCTTTCTTAAACTGATGTCTAACATTATAAATTAAATAATCACCTGATTTTTTAGTATCTAAGTTCTTACTAGATTTCTTCTGATCAGCTTGAGTATGTTGAAACTCTACTCTAATCTTATTTCCAATTGTTGAATGTTTATCACCATCAATAAAGTCTAAACCAGGAACAACAATTGTTAATACACTTTTCTTCAGAATATTATCCATTGCTCTGGATACTATTTCTAATTTATAATCTGCTGCCAAATAAGATTCACCAAAACTAGATTCAAAACCAGCCGGCGCTTCTCTAAATGCACCAGAACTTCTTAACATAGAAATTGTTTCTGTTTGCATTTTATTAAATGACTTACCATTATGTGTATACTTGTCAGAAAAAGGAACATTAGGTTGTTGCTTTAACAGACCG